ATTTTTAATCAAATTATTATTCGGTTTATGCAAATAGACCTTTAGAAATAGCTTAGCTATTCTATAAATTAGTTGGTAGAAATATTACTAATCGATTAATCGTTAACATACAGCAATATAAATTTTACCTTTTTGTTAGCAGTCAGATTAATTGATTTTAATAATCAACATACAGCAATATTAATTTTTAATCAAATTATTATTCGGTTTATGCAAATAGACCTTTAGAAATAGCTTAGCTATTCTATAAATTAGTTGGTAGAAATATTACTAATCGATTAATCGTTAACATACAGCAATATAAATTTTAAAAAATTTTGTTGGGTTTATTCAAATATTACCTTTTTGTTAGCAGTCAGATTAATTGATTTTAATAATCAACATACAGCAATATTAATTTTTAATAAAATTATTATTCGGTTTATGCAAATAGACCATTAGAAATAACATAGTTATCTCTATAAATTAGTTGGCATAAATATCGTCAACATACAGCAATATTAAAACTGTGTCCCGGATCATGTAAACAGGACGAGGACAGTTGATGAATTGTTTGGAGAGTTTTGATTCATCAACACGACGTACCTTTTCACGTCGGAGGCCATAACGCCGAAACTAAGGATTGGGGTATTTTAGTTGCTTTTATTAGCACATAGGTATCTTGTGATACAGCCATATCATAACTGATGAGATAGGTAAGTTTTTTTAACTTAAATCGAAATACCATATAGAATCTACAATATTTTTTTATCAATAATGTTTAATTATTATTAATAAAAAAATTGAAATTTATTTTACCTAATACATTCAAAGGATTTATCATAATGAATACAATTGTAGAAATGAAAGAAGAGAAAGAAAGAGAAGAAGCGCCTGATAGTTTTATCTGTCCAATTACAGGTAATGTTTTGAGAGATCCGGTTATATTGCCAATGGGAAGAACTGTCGAAAGGGTAGCTATAGAGGAATGGATTAAAAAGAAGGGAACATGTCCTTATACTCGGAATCGACTAGATATTAGTATGTTGGTTCCAAATCTTGATCTAAAGGATCTTATTGAACAATCTAGTTCAAATTATAGATTTTCTAATAGATCTATACCGATTGATGCAGGTAGTAGTGATGCTACACAATTTAAAGATATTACTATTTCTTCCTCAAAGTTTGCAGGAAAAATTGTAACTGAAGTTGAAATACCTGAATCAATTGGAAGACAAAATATTCATGTTTGTGTTGTATTTGACAAGTCAGGATCAATGAATAATCAAGTTATTAGTACAGATTCAAGTGGAAATAAGGAAAGTGACGGTACAACATTGATTGATTTGGTAAAACAATCAGCTAAAAGTCTTGTAAAAATGTTAGGACCGAATGATAAACTTAGTTTTTTAGTATTTGATCGTACTTGTACAATTTTAATGAATCCTACTTCAATGGATAGTATTGGTCAAATTGAGGCTATTAGTATTATTGATTCTGTTAAGGGAAGTGGTGGAACTAATATGTGGGATGGTATTAATACTGCATTGGGACTTGTAAAATCTAATTCTGCTGATAACATTATTTCAAAAATTATTATTTTTACTGATGGTGTGTCAAATACTACTCCTCCTAAAGGAGAACTTCAAGCATTGATAGATTATTCTGAAGAAAATAGTGGTTATCCATGTACTATGGATTTTATTGGATTTGGTAGTGGAGATTCTATTAATACTGAAATAGGTTACCCACTTGCAAATGTTACTGGAGGTAAAGGATATTATATTTCAGATGGTTCTATGATTGGAAATGTGTTTTCAAGTCTAATTGGTATTTTGTTATCATGTCTAGATTTTAATTCAAAACTATATTTTAGTATTGCAAATTTAGATGAAGCTGATGCGAATAAAATTTTTGATGTTGAAAATCTTGCTAGAGCTGGATATAATCCTGAAATTATTGATAATTGTACTATCTCTATTCAAACAGGACCTTTAGTCTATGGAACTCAAAGGCATTTTAGAATTCCTGTTTTGGTACCATTTGAAGAAAAGGACATGAAAATATCTGTAGTTAAAGGACATGAATCAATAGAATCAACTATTAAATCTAATTCTAAAATTTCATTTTGGAAGGAGATGGATTTAAAATCTAATTTTATCGATGTACTTGCAAAAGGTTTTTTCTATATGAAGAGAGGAGAGTTTGAAATGGTTAAAAATCTATTGGAAAAGTTTGTAAATGATAATCAAACTAGTAGTACATCAATGTTTCCATCGATGATTATTTCTAAGCCTTCTGCTGGGTTATTGGAAAGTATTATTAAAGATGTATCTACTGGAGGTGAGGTTAAAAAGGCATTTGACCCAACGAACTTTAATAAGTGGGGTAAGCACTATATTCCACTATTGAAAGATGCCCATGTATATGAATATCCTAATAACTTTAAAGATGTTAGTATTCAAGGATATGCATCAAAAATTCTAGATGCTAATAGAGAGGCTGCATGTAAAATTTTTGAGAAAACTCCAATGATTCCAACTGGTACAAGTACAAGTACAAGTACAAGTAGAACTATGGATCCAAATAGATTTGGTAAAGAAGCTGGTTGCTTTCATGGTCTATCTACAGTTAAGATTATAGACCCTTCTACTGATGTTAGAGGACCTGGTGAATGGAATTGTTTGATGTGTTTGGAGAAGACAATTAATGTAGAAGATGTTAGACCTGGTGACAAAGTATTTTGTGGTAAAAAATGGTCTATTGTTGAGAAGATACTTGTAACGAGGATCGCTACTGGATTTCTTAATATGGTGAGAGTTAGTGGACCTTATGGCGAATGGATAGGTACACCAAATCATCCTGTTAAAGTTGATGGTGAATGGATCCATCCTAAAAAACTTGGAAGTGTGGAAAATATAAAGTGTAACGCTACCTACAGTTTTTTGTTCAAGGACAGAAATCCATCTCTAGAGGTTAATGGGATAGAGTCTGTATCTTTAGCACATGGACTTAAGGGAGATGTGGTTGAACATGATTTTTTTGGAGAAGAAGAAATTGTAAAGTCTATGGAAAAGATAGAGGAAATTATGGGATATCACGATATTGTTACTGTTGAGCAAAACTGGTTTAATAGAAATGAAATAGGAATGATTAGCGAAATTCATCCATATAGTGATAAAAATGGGTTAGACGATCTATTAATGACTAAGAAGTGGCATTGCAGTAATTGTTGATCCGCAAATTCCGACGTTTTATGAAAATTTTTTTATTTTATAAGAATAATAATAATTGAAAATATTTATTATTCTTATTTTATTTATTAACAATTTAGGTATGAGCTACATTTTTGGTGATTTTATGGGACCTGAAACTACGTCTGTTGAGTATAAATTATTTACATTTTTTCCAAAAGGTTTAAATTTGGATTCTAATACTAGTTATGCAGAAGATTTAGTGTATAATGGTAAATGGATTTTTAATAATTCTGTTATAGAAAATTTAGTTTTTTATCTTGACTATTATTTACCAAAGTATACGTCTGCTTATCTTAATCATAATAGTGAGGTTAATAATGGAGAATTGGTTATTGGAATATCTGATGATGGTGTAGTATATGGAATACCTTATAAAGGTAATTTAAATAGTCAAGATAGTAAGAAATTTTTAAATAGTAAAATAGAAGATATCATAAATAAAAATATTAAACTGGATAATGAATCTATTAATATTTATAACTATTTAGAATGGGAAATATTAGAAGTACAATCCGATAACATAGACAATAATAATAAGTCATTGATTAAGAAAGTAAATGAATATGAAAATCAGATAAAAGTTTTTAATCTTGAAATGAATAAATTCAAATCTAAAAAAAAAGTTTGGTATGATTTAATAATGAGATATAATGATAAACTTCATAATATGCTTAATGATAAAGATAAACGAAAAGAAGTAATAAATTATATTTTTAAAAATGATGTTAGAATAAAGAATAAATTTGTTTCTTCTAATAAATTAATATTAAAATTAAAATCTAATTTTAAATTTAGTTCGATTAATAATGATGAAATATTAAAACATAAAAATGATAATGATTCTATTTGGTATTGGGTAACAAAATGGAAAGATTATATGATAGATTTTATAAAAGAGATTAAGCCAACACCTCCTTCAAATATTTCAAGTAATTTATATCCATTATCTATACTAACATCAGTTGTAGATATGATACCAAGGTGGGTTGTTAAAGAAAAAATTAATTTGTACATATTAAAGTTCAAGTTTAAGAAACCAAAAGAAGATATTAATATTAAATACCTAAGTGAATCTTTATACAAATCTTGTTACAGATGTAATATAGATGATAATCCATGCGTTCATCCATTTTAAAAATTAAATTGATTTTTGTTTATAAAAATTTTTATCTACAAAATTTAATTTACTTTATAATAAATTTCTTTAAATTTTTCTACTTCATATTTACTTCCATAACATACATTTACTCTTTCACCCAAATCATCTATAATTTTATCTGCACATATTTCAGAATGCCCTTCATCGTTAGAACATATTAAACTTTTTCCATTACAAGCATTTACAATTAATGATATAGGTAAAATTTCATATATTAACCTTAATTTAGCATTTTGAGATTTATTTGAAAAATAAGTAAATATACCCTTTCTTTTAACTAATATATGATAAATATCTGGAACTAATCCTCCACTATATCGCAATTTATAGTTATTTTTTATCCAATAATCTACTACTGTTTTATAATTTTTATTTTCATTAACAGCGCCATAATTTCCTGGTGCAAATATTTTTCCTTCATTTTCCAGTTGTATTGATTCTTTTGTAATAATCCATTCATTTTCTTTAAATACTAATTCTAAACATTTATATTCATTTGATTTTGTTAATTTTTTATCAAATGCTATTATTAATGTTGTTTTTGGACCATATATTGACATCATTGAACAAACCATATCTGAACATTTTTTATTTCTTATTCCAGAACCTTCCCATATACCACATATTGTACCAACCGCAAAGTTACAATCAATAATACTTGAACCATCCAATGGATCAAATGCAACAGAAAATCCTTTGTCTTTTTCCAAATTATTTGAAGGATTACATTCTACTTCAATTGGCGTTTCTTCTGAAGAACCTATATGCACCACCTCTGATTTTTTTAAAGATTCAAAAATTATATCATTAGTTTTAACATCTATATCTAATTGTTCATCACCAAAACTATTACTGGTGCCAACAGTACTTGATAAATATTTATCATCACGCATATCATTTGATATTTGTTTAAAAGATTCCATTAAATTATTAATTAAAATAATTAATCGTTTATTATTAGCATTATCAATTAATAAATCACTTATATTAAGTAAAAAATTATTCATACTAATTAATATAAAAGAGTACATTTTTTTTAAACTTATTAATTTAAAAATTTTACATTTTAAATATAGATCAGATTACAAAAGCTGATAAAAATCTGAAATATATAGTGTTTGTAATTTAAATCAAGGTTAATAACTTAAAAAAAGAACGGATGATAATACACAAGTTTATAAAAAAATATTACAATAAAAATGATTATAGTATTGGATACTGTTCTTCTATTTCGAATCAATAAAGTTGATTCTAAATAGTTTATTTTTTATATAAAACAGAAACATCTTCTGGTTTTAACTATAATAAATTCATTTAAATTGGATGATTTAGATCCAGTTTTAGAAATATTAATTTGTACAATATTGTCACATTT